CGGCCTCAAATCTACACCAAGCCTTAATCGCTTACGCCGAGCGACTGTGGGATGGGTGATGGATAGCCTTGGTATGTCCGAAAACAAGTACTTGAATAAGGACTTCTGGATGAGTCAGTCTGATTCCCTCTATGAAAAGGGAAAAGCTCCTGGCCTTAAGGATACCCAACGAGCCCGAATGCCTGCCTTTTTTGAGGCAGCAAACACCGATCTTCCACAATATGGTTAATCCATGGCTTACCTTGATGAGGATACTCTGCCCCTTACACATATAGTAGGGGGTAGGGTTGATCTACTTCGGCTTATTGAAGAGCTTGAAGAGATGTATCCTGATCGTTTTCCGAATCATACAATTTCTGAAAAAGAAATGGCCTTTCAGGCTGGTGCTATTGCTGTGATTCGATACCTTAAACAAAAAACCGAACCATCTTAGAACCATGTGTTTTGCTTCGGCACCTCCGGCCCCTCCGCCGATGCCAGCTCTTCCCCCTCCTCCGCCTCCCCCGCCTGCACCTGCGCCTCCCCCGCCTCCTCCGGCCCCTGAGGTGCGTTATATGCCTGCCCCTGAGGCTCCTGCTCCGCCGCCTCCTCCACCCCCGCCGCCGGTTTCTGCTGGTGAAAAGGTTGCAAAGATTCAATCTGCTGCTTCTGCTCGGGTCAAAGGCCAAGCAGGCAAAGGTGCTGAACAACTGAAAGCCCCTATGCGTCAAACCCCTGCCCAGCGTCTTCGTGTTCCTACGAGTGGCATTGGTGCTGGTTCACCTCTTAACGTTCCCTCCTCTCAAGGATGATCATGGATAATCAATCTGCTGCTAGCCGGTATGCTCGTTTGGCAAGCGACAGAACGATCTTCCTTGATACTGCTAGGGAGTGTGCTCGCCTTAGTCTGCCCTACCTACTGACACCCACCGGTGTTGTAAATGGTCAGAAGCTGCCCACTCCTTGGCAATCCATTGGGGCTAAAGGTGTGAACGTCATGGCCTCGAAGCTTATGCTTAGCTTGTTCCCTGTGACGGCTACGTTTTTTAAGCTTCAGATCAACGACGGTAAGCTCGCCTCGGACCCGACTCTTGATGCTAAGATCAAATCAGAGATTGACTTAAGCCTCTCCAAAATGGAGCGGGTTATTATGCAACACATTGCCGAATCACAGGATCGTGTTATCCTTCACCAGGCAATGAAGCATCTGATTGTAACCGGGAATGTCCTGGTCTACATGGGTTCGAGTGGTGTTAAACTTTATCCTCTTGACCGTTTTGTGGTCGTCCGTGATGGAGAGGGTAACCCCACCGAGATCGTTACTGTTGAATCAATCAACCGACAATTCCTTCCCGAAAGATTTCAAACTCCTAAGAGTGCTGCCAATCGTGTGGATGATAACACGTCCACGCCTTCTGTTGATGTAACTGTTGGTGAGGATGAAGCTGCCGTCTATACCTGGGCACAACTCAAGGATGGAATGTGGAGATGGCGTCAAGAAGTTGACGGTGAAATCATTGAAGACAGCTATGGCAAATCTCCAAAGACTACGAGTCCCTGGCTTCCCCTCCGTTTTAATGTGGTGGATGGTGAAGACTATGGGCGTGGTCGTATAGAAGAGTATCTTGGCGATCTGAAGTCCCTTGAGGGGCTGATGCAAGCAATGGTAGAGGGTTCTGCTGCTGCTGCCAAGGTAGTGTTCCTTGTTGCACCATCTGCTACGGTCAAGCCGTCAACGCTTGCCAGGGCTGGTAATGGTGCTATTATTCAAGGCAGGCAAGACGACGTGTCTGTGGTTCAAGTTGCCAAACAGGCTGACTTTGCCACTGCCTATCAAATGATCACCCAACTGAATCAACGGTTGAGTGAGGCCTTCCTGATCCTTACTGTTCGTCAAAGCGAACGCACAACCGCAGAAGAGATCCGTGCTACCCAACAAGAACTCAATGAGCAGCTTGGTGGTATCTATGGAAACCTTACTACGGAACTTCTTAAACCTTATCTTCAACGTAAACTATTCATTCTTCAACGAGCAAAGGAACTTCCTAAGCTTCCGAAGGGTGTGGTGTTCCCGACAGTAGTGGCGGGTATTGAAGGTATTGGTAGAGGTCAAGATCGTGAGTCTTTGATTATCTTTATTCAAACCATCTCACAGGCTCTTGGTCCTGAGATGCTTGCTAAGTTCATCAACCCTGATGAAGCGATTAAGCGTCTGGCTGCTGCTCAAGGTATTGATCCGATCAACCTTGTTAAGACAGCAGAAGAACAGGCGAATGATCAGAAGCAAGCCATGCAAATGGCCACAAACCAGAGCATGATTAACCAGGCTAGCGACTTCGCTAAGTCTCCACTACTTGATCCTTCGAAGAACCCTGAAGCTATCGATGCCGCAAGAAACCTCATCCAGCAAGCCGGACGAACTCCTGCCGTCCAGTAATCTTAATCCTGAGGATTTTGAACTTCCTTCTGCTGAGCCCACCTCGTTGGAGCCGCGTCGGAAGCCTGCTGGCAAACCCACCGTTAAAACCAAGAAAAGTATCGCTGCTCGTAAACGTGTAGTGGCTCCTGATCCTGGTAAAGTTACCCTTGTTATTCACTAAACCACATGTCTGAAATTACCTTTGACGCAACCGATCCGGCAGTAACTGAAGCCCGTGAAGCAGAAGAAGCGAGGCTTGTGGAGCTTGGTCAAAAGCTGATTGACGAAGAACAAGAACTTGCTCAAGCTAAATATGACAAAGCGCGAGCTGATGCTGAGTCTGAATTGCGGTATGCTGGTAAGTTCAAATCTGCTGAAGATCTTGAAAAGGCTTATAAAGAACTAGAGAAGAAACTAGGCCAGAAAGAAGAAACCCCCACTTCTGAAGAGGAAGCAGAATCAGAATCAACTGATGAACCTTCTACTGAAGAGACAGACGTTTCAGACACGGCCAAGTTCCTCCAACAGGCTTCTGAAGAATGGTTTAGCAATGCTAATCAACTTAAGCCTGAGACGGTTCAAAAGCTAAAGGAACTTCCCTCAGACCAGCTTATTGAGGCTTATCTTGAGCTTCAAAAAACAGCAGCACCAGTTCAGCAAACCTTGACTGATGCTGATGCTGACTCCATTATCGCTGCTGCTGGGGGTAATGAAGCTTATAATGAAACTCTTGCTTGGGCCGCAGAAAATCTAAAGCCCCAGGAAGTAGCAGCCTATGATAATGTCATTAACAGTGGCAACAAGGATGCAATCTTCTTTGCTGTTCAAGCCCTTACCCAGCGTTATAAAGATACTGTTGGATTTGAAGGCAAGCAAGTTTCAGGTAAGTCTGTTAAGAATACCGTCAAAGCATTCCGTAGTCAAGCCGAACTGGCACGGGCTATCTCTGATCCTCGTTATCGTGATGACCCTGCTTATCGTATTGACATCGAACAACGTTTGGCTGCAAGCGGCGATCTGATTTAAACACAGATTGTGGGGACTGCAATGTTCCCCTGCCTATTGAGGATGGGATAACCTCGTTAAAAACCCAGTCATGACTGGAGTATTGGCCCACTGCGGTGGACACCCAATACTACGGACGTATTCCTCAAAAACTAAATATCAAGGATCCTGATAAAACCCAAGTACTTGGAAAGCCAATAAATTTTTATTTTTTCTAAAGACAATGACTGCAACTCTTACTCAGCTTGGCCAGGCCAATAAAGCTGGCGATAAGAAGGCTCTGTTTCTGAAGCTCTTCACCGGTGAGGTCTACGAGGCCTTCCGTAATGCTACTATTGCTAAGGGTCTGGTGATGAACCGCACCCTGCGTAACGGCAAAGAAGCTCAATTCATTCACACCGGTCGTGTGACGGCTGGTTATCACACCCCTGGTAACGCCATCCTTGGTAGCGGCAACCCCCCGGTTGCTGAGACCACCATTGCGATGGACGATCTGCTGGTGGCCTCTGCGTTCATCTATGACCTGGATGAAACCCTGTCCCAGTATGACATTCGTGGCCCGATTGCCCGTCAGATCGGTCAAAGCCTGGCTGAATTTTATGACCGCCGCGTCTTCCGCGTGCTGGATCGTGCCTCTGGCCTAACTGCTGCTGTGACCGGCGAGCCTGGTGGTTTCCGCGTGAACCTTGGCGCCAACAAGGAGTATGATGCTCAAGCCCTGGTGGACGGTTTCTTCGAAGCTGCTGCCCGCCTGGATGAGATCGCTGCTCCTAAGGAAGGTCGTGTGGCTGTGCTGGCTCCTCGTCAGTATTATGCCCTGATCAGCCAAGTGGATACCAACATCCTGAACCGCGAATACGGCAACAGCCAGGGCAACCTGAACAGCGGCGAAGGTCTCTATGAGATCGCTGGTATCAAGATCTACAAGTCGAACAACATCCCCTTCCTGGGCAAGTATGGTTCGGCTGCCGGTACCGCTATTGATGCGGCTGCTGTGACTGGTGAGAACAACAACTACGGTGTTGCTTCCGACTTTACCAATAGCTGTGGCCTGATCTTCCACCGTGACGCTGCTGGCGTTGTGGAAGCTATCGGTCCTTCTGTCCAGACCACCGGTGCTGACACCAAGGTGATCTATCAGGGTGATGTGATCGTGGGCCGTCTGGCCTATGGTGCTGGTGCTGTGCGCGTCTCCTGTGCCGGTGCTTTCCGCAACGTGGCCTGATCCTAGCCAAAATTAGGTTTAATAAGGGGTTAGCCTATTAAAGGTTAGCCCCTCTTTTTTAATGTTCCTGTCCGATTCAGATGACGACTCAACTACAAGCGATCAACCAGATGCTGAGTGGCATCGGGCAGGCCCCGGTGGTAAGCCTTGATGTCGCTAACCCCGAAATCGCTATTGCTCTGAATGTATTAGATTCAGTTAATAGGGAGGTTCAAGGAGAAGGGTGGCATTTTAATACCGAAGTGGCCTACCCCTTTACCGCAGATAATAACGGAAACATTTCTGTTCCTGCTAATATCCTCCAGCTTTCGGATAATAAGTTTGCCAACAATCAGAAATACCAGACCGTATTGCGTGATGGTAAACTCTACGACAAGGTAAACCACACTTATGAATTTACTAGCGGGGCAACAATCAAATGTGATGTAGTTTGGTTGTTTGATTTTGTAGATCTTCCCCAGGTCTTTAAAGATTACATCACCCAACGAGCTGCCCGTGTGTTTGCTGGTAGGGTGCTAGGCTCTCAAGAAATGGTGTCATTTAATAGTAATGATGAGGGTGTCCTTCGAGCCAATTGTATTGCTTATGATACCAACTCTTCTGATGTAAACATCTTTGGATTGGAAACTGGTCAGAATTTCTATATTAGTTATACTCCGTTCCGCGCTATTGCTCGATAACTATGGCCTCGATTTCTCAAAAGGTTGTTGGCCTGATTGGTGGGGTATCACAGCAGCCTGACTCTTTGAAGCTTGATGGTTTCTTTAGAGAATGCATCAACTATTATCCTGATCCTACCTTTGGTCTTCTTAAGCGTCCAGGCATTAAGCTAATTGAACACCTTGAAGCGCCTGTTGAGGATTCGTCCTGGTTCTTTATTGCAAAGTCAAAGAACGAAAAGCTTATTCTTCAGGTTACTTACACTGGGGAAGTACGCCTGTTTGATGCCCAAAGTGGTTATGAATACGAAGTAAACTCTTTGTCTAATTCGGCGGAAGATTACGCCACGCACACCGATAAGACAGAGCTTGAAATCTTTCAAATCAACGATTATATTTTCTTTTTAAATAGGCAAATTACTGTAGAAGCTAGCGCAACCACAACAGCTTCTCAGAATGCGTTTGGTTACCTCTTGCTTGAAACAGTTGCCTACGACACTACCTATAAAGTAAAGCTGGCTGGTAGTACCCTTACCTATACCACTCCGACTTCTTCTGGCAGTAACCTAAGTGCTGAAACCATTATCTCTGGTATCACGGCACAGATCAATGGATTAAGTGGATTTACTGCTACCGGTGTTGGCAATGCTATTTATGTAGCACGCTCAAACGGAACAGACTTTTCCATGGAAGCATCCGGTGGTCTTGCAGGTACTGGCCTTAAGGCGTACAAAGGTACTATTGATGGTGTTGATCAACTTCCTGCCCAGTTTGTAAACGGCAAGATCATTCGTATTGCTGCTGAAAAGAACAGCACAGGCGATGACTATTACGTTAAGTTTGAAACCAGCGATGGTGGAAATGCAGGTGCTGGTGTTTGGAAAGAAACAGTAGGTCCCGGTGTTAAACTTGGCTTAAATGCCACCACAATGCCCCATGCCATCATTAAGGAAGCTGATGGTACTTATACCTTCCGTGAACTTAGCGAGGCTGCTGCGGGGTCTTATGTGCTGTCTACCAGCGTGTCTGGTATTCCTACTTCCGTTAGTGTGGTAAGTAACAGCCATATTAAATGGGCCGTTGGTCAAACGTTTGCTGCCTATGGTGGTAGTGGATTTGATCTTCGCCTTAAGGTGGAATCCATTGATAACCAAGGGCAGATCACCAGTGTTAGTATTGTAAGAGCTGGTCAAGACTACGTTGCTGCTGATGAAGTAACCAGCAGAGAGGGCGATGTCTTTGAGATTGATACAGTTGTTACGGATACCATTTCTGGAGATACCTGGGCTGATCAGTTTTGGAATAGTCGTATTGTTGGAGATGAAGAAACCAATAAAGACCCTACCTTTGTTGGTAAACGAATTACTGGCATTTCATTCTTTAAGAACCGTCTGGTTTTGATGAGTGGTGAAAATGTTATTTGTTCGCAGGCTGGAAGTTTCTTTGATTTCTTTGCATCCACGGTCGTTACCACAGTTGATAATGATCCAATTGACATCTCTGCTGGTTCTTTGATTCCTATCGAACTACGGTATGCCATTCAGCAGCCCTCTGGTTTGATTATGTTTGCTGATAACTCTCAGTATATTCTTCAAACAAAAACCGAAGCCTTTAGCATTAAGAGTGCTGAATTGAACCTGCTGTCTAGCTTTAGTCAGTCTGGTTACATTCCTCCTGTTGATACTGGAGTTTCGATTGTGTTTGTGGAAG